TAATGAAAACTTATCTTGCTACGTACATAGATAGTTTTTAGCCACATCCAACTAGTTGATGTAGTTTGATCTTGAATATCAGCAAAGGTAATTTTCTTTGGAATCCAAAGAAACTTTTTCTTCCAAGGTCCCCAACCATTATTATCAGGTCTTAGATCAGCATAAAACATCGGAGTCTTTCTTCATCAGATCAAATACATCAACTGCATATTGATATTCAAACATTTTGTTTGGAGTATTGGTTGCCCATCTCAATAATCGAAATCGTCGATACACTGTACGCAACCAATATATTCTGCCGTCTATAATCTTAGGAAATAATAAAAATTGTTTCTTCCATGGATGCCAAGGGCGAGGAATTTCAGGATAATCAGTTCCGCTGTAATCCATTACCATTATAGCCCTGCTTCTTTCAAGATAAACTTTGCCATCTCGGTATCAGCAGGATAATCTCTAAACTTTTTTTGCCATATATCACTATCAATATATGGCCACACTAATCTAATTTGCTCTAATGTTAATTCAGCCAGAGCAGCAGTACCAGTGTCGCAGCAATACAAACACCAAGCAGACATGCGACCGTTTCTAATGTCGCTGACGAGACGATTGGAGGATATGCTTTTGAAGTAATCACTAAACTGACTCCCATTTGTTTCAGCCCATTCCTGCATATGCTCGATTCCTCTTGCAAGTGCATCCTCAGAGGCTTCGGTTGTTAGCAACTGCAACAAATATATATCATATATCTTTTCACGACACCAATGATCTAGCTTAGTATTATTTTTGATAACATAATCAATAAATCTGCTGGCATTGATAGCACGAATACTATGACAATATCTGCCAAATTTAACAAATGCTGCATAGAACTGGCTCTTACAGAAGTCATCGTACGTCTTTAACTTAGCACTACCTTGTGTAAGTTCATAAAATCTAATCCAAGCTTGATATGCAAGACTAACACCAACTTCAGTTCGTTGTTGAGCACGACGTTTTGGCTCGCACTGGTGTGCAGCAAGGGTGCTTTCTTTTACAAAGCCCTTGCCGCAATATTGGCATTTACAATCGCCTTCTTTAGCGTTTGCAACTGCTTCTGCAATAAGATTGGTCATATCATTTTTCAATTTCTAAATAATCTTTAAATGTTGTTAAAGTATCTACTGCGGTTTGTTCTTTGTATTTTGCAATACTACGATCTAGTAAATCAATATATTTGTTAAGTCTGCTGCTATCTAGATAGTAAGGAGAAAGTCTTAGATTAAAAAGCCAAAGAATTTTACTATGTCCAGTATTATAAACACTATCATGTAACAATCTTAGATTATTCCAAGTAAAAGTATTAGTATCAGCAGGTATGTCTGGATAAAATTTATAATCAACTGTTCGATCTATTGGATCCAAAGTCATTTTAAGAGTTTGTTGCGGATTATCATCATACAACATTACTCTAATCATTAGTGGTCCATCTACCATAGGTGTTTGATCTCGGTGATTGGGTACATAATTTCTAGTTGACCACATTGTCCAATCGCTGAAATCAGTCATCGAAGTTGATAAGAATGGCATATATTCTATAACTTGTTCAAATATTTCAGGAGCTGTTTGCTTTACTATTTTAGTATAGCTTGCTTCGATAATTTTTTGATCATAGTCATCTTGCCCAAAATACGACAGCTCCTCATATGATTTAGTCTGACTTCTTTTTGCAAGATACCCGTATTTGTTATGAAAGCTTTTAAATTTTTCAATATCATTAATAATAATTTTTGGTATACACAAAGGCACATACAAGTATTTTCCATAAGTAAGTTCAAACTCTGACATTTGATCGTGTGCCCAAACATCTTTGCAGCTATTTGCACGATACTTTGTTAAAATTGATTTTGTCATAGTCCAACTCATATTATGTCCCTTTTTCAGTATTTAATAGTAACTGCCTTCATACTGAAGTTTGATTCCACGTATATGTATTTGGCTGCTTACTTTGTTCTTTACCAAGTTCATGTAATACACGAGCTTGAATCAGAGAATCTTGAACGGTTGCACTACCATCAGCAAATACCGGGCCCCATTCCTTCCACCACTGTAGTAAATGTATAAGCTCAGGACTTGCTATGATCCGCATTTCCTGCCCACCGTACACATCGTTTAACTGCCCATAACCAATATTATGATCTATTGTAAAAGTCTTAATTGTCATTTGTCTAACGCCTCTTTAATCTTCTTGTCTTCCCAGCCATGCTCAATTAGCAGGTCTTTATAATCTTGTTTGGTCATTTGTTTATCTAGTACCTCAGCATCCGCAATCTTCATTGTTGGATAAATCTTCAACAGCAGATTGGCAGTTTTGCTTTTACTAGCTTTTGCCTTATAAGCAAGCCATTCATGATCAAATACACCCATGTCTGGACTAACGCAAGTTAGCAGTAACCACTGTAGTTTGGGATGCTTATTAAGATCCCAAAAGTTCTTGTTTACATGTTGATTCATGCTGAGGACATAGTATTTGGCAAGATCACCGTTGCCTTTAACACTACTTCCCCAACGCAACATCAAATAATTACTGAACTTTTTCTTTTCTTCCGCAGTTAGCTCATCAAAGAACTGTCTGTTCTTTGTGTCGAACTGTCGCATTTCGTTACGGATGTTGAGTTTATCTGACATAGTGTTATATTACACTTAATCTATTTGGAAATCAACTTACTTCTAAAATAAAGACGTCCTGGTTCAAATCCTTCAGGACAAATGTCACGCATCACTGATATTTCACCATTATTAAACCATTGTTTATTTTTTACAGGAGATTTTAATCTCCCGGGTATAAAATTTTCTGGGCAAATATGACTGCGAACTGAAACTATCCCATTGTTAAACCAATTTCCTGAACTAATATTTTTTCTATTTTTGGATAATTCTGGACGTACTCTTCCTTTAAGTGAACTTGACTTTCCTTTTCGAGCCTCGGACATATGTTGTATATGTTCTAAAGATTTAGGTTTTCCTTTTGTAGCTAAAGAAATAGCAGCAGATCTTTTTTTAATTAATTCTGAAGATTGTGGCCCAAATTTTTTACCTTTATTTGGACTCACTCTACCTGCGTTTCCTTCACCCCCATCACCAAGATTGTATAAAATTCCAGTCCCATCATTTATACGCCCGTGTTGATGTATATAATTTTTTTCTAAATCAAATGCTTCTTGTTCAGTCAAATTGTCTTGTAAAATAACTATTCTCGATAGATCTTTGGGTCTGTGAATTCTTTCTTTTTTACCTCTCACATAGGCACGATTGCCTTTACCTTTACCAATATAATAAGGAGTAGCATCTTCTCGAAGATAAGCATAAACATAAAAAATATTCATGCTTATATTTAGCCTTCAAACTATCTTGTTAATGTCAATGCATTCGCTTGCACGGCTAATGTCTTTCACGAAATAAGCACATATTGGATTAGGCCCATCACTAATGGGAATACACAACAGTTGCCCATTACGAAGCTTTGGAAAATACCATTTAACATCTTGATAGACATCTACGATTTCGATTGGATAAAATTGAGCACGAAAACTTTTCAATGGATTAAATGTAAATGCTTCGAACCCGCGATCATTTAGCTTAGTAAGTGGTAGTGCTTCGAGGTCACCGATCTCAGCTTCCCCAATTAGTATTCGCCAGTTGTAAGGCATCTTGATAGTATGAGGGCCAATCTTTAGTACAAGTGCTGGATCATTGAATGATTCAAGAAACACAAGTGGAAGAAAGAAATAGTCTGGTTCTGCTGGATTGCTGTTGTCTAATACACAAAATCGTAAATCAGTTACTTCATCAGGCAGTTGTGTCATCTCGAATACGGTGTTATCTACAGTAAGAATACGCAGGTTCTTTCTCCTTTTACATAAATAAAAATACAGATCGCGATACTTGCAATATCCATCTGCTCTAACAGTTAATAAGGAACTATCAGCAAATGTATTTACAAAACAAATATACTACTTGGTATAATAGTATCATTCGTAATGCCAAGTCAAGAAATATTTCGAAAGAAATTTATACCGAACGACATCATATTATTCCAAAAAGTTTAGGAGGGAGTAATGACCCATCTAATTTAGTATACTTAACAGCAAGAGAACATTTTATATGCCATTTACTATTACCTAAAATGCTGACTGGTGTAGAAAAAAGAAATATGACCTTTGCTATATGGGCAATGCTTAATAGAGATCATTCAAAGCAAAGATCCAGACATAAAGTAAACTCTCATACCTATCAACGACTTAAAATTCAAATTGTCATTGCATCATCTCAATTACATAAAGGCAAAAAAGTTTCTGAAGAAACTCGAGAGAAGTTGTCTAAGTCTTGCAAAGGAAGACCATCTGCATTTAAAGGCAAAACACATTCAGTTGAATCTAAAAAAAAATTATCAAATGCTCAGAAGGGCAAAACTCCTTCTTCAGAAACAGTTGCAAAAATATTAGAATCACGAAAAGGGTATCAGCATTCAGAAGAAACAAAACAAAAAATAAGCATTGGTAATAAAGGAAAGACTGTTGTTATCTCTGAAGAAACAAAACAAAAAATATCAGATAAATTATCTGGCAGATCTAATATTTGGTTGAAAGATAAACCAGCACACAATAGAGGTATTCCTATGTCACCACAAGCCAAGAAAAATATGAGTTTAGGGCATCAGAACAGAGAAAAAATTTCTTGCCCACATTGTGGTAAATCAGTTGCTAAATGTTCTTATGTTCAACATCACGGTGATAAATGTAAAAAGAAAATTCTCTATTTGTAATTTACTTTTTCTATTGTAAAAGGATATGAAGCCTCTTTATAAAATTGTTTTCTCTTAGTTAAATGTCTCTTGGCAAACTTACAGTCGCCAGTCACGTCCCAAATTTGAACATGGTCTTTATCTTTTGCTTTACGAATTCCACGACCGATAGACTGAATGACACGAACAAAAGACTTGCCAGGCTCAAGGAGAACCAAGTTGAAGATACGAGGAATATTAATGCCCACAGCAGCCACACCATAGGTAGCAATAATAGTCCTATCCATCGTTTCAGAAATTTCGTCATAATGCCCTTTTCTATCATCTGCTTTCATCTCACCTGACACAAAGATACTGTTAGGGATTCTAGCAGCAAGCTCTTCACCCGCAGCAATACGATCAACTAATATTAGCGTATTACCAGTTTTAATAATCTCACTGGTCAACTTAGCAATATAATCCATACGACCTTGATCAGTGGTCAAGTATTTTAATTCTTTTTGATAATCTGTAAATTCAGCATGTTCAACTGTTTGTAAAATATTAACATGACACTGTGCTAATACACCCTTGTCTTGTAATTCACTCGCTGATAACTTGCTGATAACATCTCCCAAACTTACTTTAAGCGAGACAAATTCAAACTGTTCTTTTGGAATTGTTCCTGTCAGTCCCCAACGAATAGGAATATTCGCCATTGGTCCAGTTAGCAATCCTTTAAGTGCATCAGCTTTAGCCATATGAACTTCGTCAACCATGACACAAACAACACCTTCAATGAAGTCACCAATGGTAAGCATGTCATTATCTTCATCAGTGTCGTTTGTATTCTTCATCAAGATATTCAAACTCTGCCATGTACAAATAGTATGAGTCTTGTTCCATTCTTTGCGATCACCAAAGTATACACCAACATCAAGTCCCATGTTCTTATAGTCAGCTTCTGTTTGTGTTACTAGACTTTTGTTAGGTACAATAACAATACTACGCCCATATGTTTCAACCATATAGCTTAGCGAAGCTGTCATCAAAGTCTTGCCTGCACCTGTTGCGATCTCCTGCAGGCACTGTGGATTTGATAGGAAATTGTTTACAATCTCCACTTGGTAATCACGTAGTTTGATTGGCTGCCCTGCCATGTCATGGCCTTCTGGCCAAACTTTATGACTAAATGTGTCTTCAGTAATTGCTGTAAAATCTAGTGTAGGTTGAGCTTGACGATCATCTACTAGATCAATATGAACATTTCGATCAGTGAGCCATTCAATTATCTCCGGCAGCAGATTAACATATGTGCTGCCGCTTAAAGATATATACCCTATTTTCCCATCCCATCTCCCTAATCTAACCGCAGGAAGATATCTAGCATAAGGAACATCATATTTGAATTTAGCCACAAGTCTTTTGCGTTGATCTAAGTCTAACCCTTCAATCTTGCAATTAACTTCATCTTTGATTATGATTTTGCAACTTGCCATTTAATAAACATAACACCTTTGTCTTAGAGTATCAATATGAAAAAGCAGCAGACGTTGCCATCTGCTGCTTATAATTACCAAAATTTAGTGGTGATAGTTCTAGTAATTATGACTTTTCTTTTTCAACCTTTGCCGCTGCAATAAATTTGGCTTCATCTTCAGTCATGCCAATATATGTAGCTTTATCCATAATGTAAACAACAACTTCAGCTGGTGTAGCTGGAAGCCCAGTTGTCTTATTTTCTACTTCTAATGCTTCATTTTTCATTAGATATTTAATAGCGTGAAGCATGCCTACACTGTAGCCGCCGGCCGTTCCCTGTTTGAATCCCAATCGAAATTGCAATACTGTATTCAAACAGAACAACACAAATATCGATGTTAGAAAAACCCAACTGCTGAACAAATCCATTTAACTCTCCAAAATTACTTAGCAGTTGATTCCAATATTAGACAACATAGTGATGGCGTCGCCGTTGCTACTTTGCTCGACGTCGAACTCAAGCAAGTCCTGTACCATCATATGGAGTTCAGTAATATCATCTTGGGTTAACCATTCTGTAACCCAATCATTCTTAGGCCAACTCTGCTGAATGTTAAAGCTATAGTTCCAAGGCTGTTCGTTATTCTGTTCCATCTGTTCCATCCTTTTTGATAAACTTGCCACATGTTAAGCAAGTAGTTCCAACATAAGTCTCAGTCTCAACTAGTAGCTCTGCGAACGCTAGAGGTATCTCCCATGCCCCACTAACGTGACGAGTAAGTGCATCACTAGGACCTTTATAGTCAGACACAGTAGTCCAATTGCATGGGCGATACCATTTACCTACACGGTCACAAAGTTCAAAGTCTTTCAAGCTGGTTCCCTATAGATTTGAAGCTCATCATAGTCCCGCACAAGATCAACAATGTGAAAACGAGTATTATTGATCCAGTAACCAACTTCCCACACACAACGCTCAGTATTATAACGACGCACCATTTTTAGTCTCCTTAGTTGTATACCCAATTATAACGAGGATCATTATCAAGTTCAAGTGAAAGATACAAAGCATCCTTTTCTGGATCTTTATTTTTATCACCTTCTATTTCTAATAGAGCCCATGCAATATGCTCAAACAACTCACCAGAATTTACATGCAGATAGTCTACTTTTATTGTGTTTGCTTTAGGTATAACCTGTACCTTCTTTTTACCTAAACCAACAAGTTCAACTTTAATTGGTTTAGGTATAGATACATGATCAAGCATTACTTCAATTGCTGTTGAAATTTGTGTAGAGTAAAACTCTGCATAACCTTTACCCATACGTTGAACAACATAGCTAGATGCTGTGACGATATCAGTGAGCTTTTGCATTTTGGCACTCCTCAGAAAGCGTTCTTCATCAGCGTAACCTCAGCAGTACGCTTCCAGTTCATAGGCATAGTCTTACGCAGATCAGCAAGCTTAACAGCACAACGCAAGCTCATCTCACGCAAACGACCTTGGCATTCTTCCATAAAGTTTAAAATTTCCTGCTCTTCATCATTCTGAAAATTGTAACCCTTAAACAGCTCACCACTACGAGCAATCTGCTTAATACGCAACATTTTGTCACGCATAGTATTCATGCTAAGGTCAATGTAATGCGAACGAGATTCGAGAGCACTCAAATGGTCACGAAGCTTAGTGCTACGGATGCTGTCAAACTTGATGTTAGTAATAAAGATGCAAGCACCCTTAAAGTCAAACTTGTTAGGGATACCTTCCCGCTGGAGAAGCTTGCTGTCACTGTTCCAGTGAATGGTACGCTTCTTGTTAGTGTCCAACGCTGCCTTAAGAATGTTGAGACTCAACTCGTCCATCAAAATGCTATCACAGTCATCAAACACAAGTACATCGCCCTCGCGGCTATATTCATAAAGTTTGGCATACAGGCCCAATGCAGTAGTAGCACCCTTAACAACTTCATAACGAATGTCGCCGGCAATAGTATTGAAGAGATTAGCTTCTTCAAGTTTCTTAACAACATTGAAGCTCTTGCCAACACCCGGGGGTCCAACAACAATCATACTACGCACAACACCATCGACAACTGCCTGCGTCATTGAATCCATAATGTCGAAACGTTCGCTGATACGTTCCATAACTGCTTCGTCGCTTTCCTCTACCTTAGCAGCAACGATAGGAGCAGTGACCTGTCCATCAATCTCATACTGATCAGGCTCAACTGTAATGCGGATACGATCACGACCCATTGCTGTACCATCTACTGTCACATAACCTCCCTTAGCACCTTCTTGATAGTCCCGCACAAGGGGGAACGACATGTTGACGATGGGAGCATTACGATATGTTCCCGACTTAATAAGCACATTAGCCATTTTGTACCTTGTTAGTTTGGATTACATTTATATAATAGCATCGTATGCTATTGTGTCAACCTACTTGTTGGAAGAATCCGTCAACAAGATCTTTCATGTCCATGTCTAAAGTTTGATAGAAGTCACCTGTTTTATCATTGACTGCTTCAACAAAGTCTTGGAAATCCATCTCATCCAAGTTGGCAGCGACACAGTGCAGATAGCTTTCCTTAGCATTAAGAAACGCACGACGTTCAGCAAAGTTTACGTGGACAACATTGGTCATGCTTGGCTCCTTTGTTTGTATTAACATATTAGCACCATATTAGGTACTGTCAACCCCTGATATCAGTGTTAAGCTTGGGCTTAAGCTTGTGGATAAGCTCACGCTCGTAGTTATGAGCAGCGGACTTACCACGCATAGTAGCAACAACTTCAAACTGGATATCTTCTTTGCAATCAAGCTTACGAAGCTCGTTACACAGCAACCAGTTAAGCCCTTCCGTTTGGGCACGATAAAAGTGCTTGGCAATGCGAGAACGCACACTCTTAAGAACCGTGCTCTGCGTCTTAGCAGTCACCCCAATGTAAAGCTTGCGCCCTACTGTGATCTGGTAGATGATGTGGGTGCGGTCAGACCGCTTCTTTCTCTGTATCATATTACTATAATACGCCCAAATGAGGATCCGTCAACCAAAATTTTGTAACATTTTCAGTTACAAAAGGGGCTAACATTGCTGCTAACCCCTTGTTTTTGTTAGATTTTTAGCAAGCGTTTTGCACGTTTGAACTCAAAAGTAGCTGTTTGCAAGTTAAAATTGGGGTGCTTATACATATAGTCACGCTTACGTTCTGCAATTTGCATTGCTGCAAGCAATACATACCTTTCCTCACGGGTTGCATTTGTAAGTAATTTGGTCATCTCTGTAATGTCTAAGCTATACTCTATCCATTTTTCTGTTGCTTTTATGTTGCTGTAAAGAGACTTACCCTCATACTTAGGGCTATGTTTAGGGTATTTGATTGCAAAAGATGTTACATTAAACATGCTGCAAGCTCCCTGTATATGACCACTTTGTATAGTAGCATAGAGCACATAGCTGTCAACTGAATAAATACTGAATCAACTAGGGGTAAAACAATGAGCCTAACACAACTTTCTCTCCCAGAACTTTCACATGCTATGGCTTGCTTTGCTCAAGCTGCTTACAACGATGATTGTTCAGCACTATTTGCTGAATATGGATTTACTAAAAATTACAAATTTCTAGATAAAGACGGTGCTCAAGGGCACGTAGTTTGTTCAGAAGACGAAATGATTATTACATTTAGAGGCACTGAACCAACTCACATAAACGACTTAGCAGCAGATTTAGATAGTATTCCCAAAAAGAACGGCCCTGGAAAAGTACACGAAGGATTTCGTAGAGAAGCTCGTAAATTGTATGATCAAGTGATCGAGTTTGTGAAAGTCAATCTTAAAGGCAGAAAAATATTCATCACAGGACATAGTTTAGGTGCTGCAATGGCAACTTACGTTGCACAAGAGTTGAATTGGCTTAAGCTAGGTGATGATATTAAATTATTTACTTTTGGTAGTCCTCGCCTAGGTGATCATGATTATGTTAATGCAATGGACGTCGAGCATCATCGTTTTGTTAATTGCAATGATATTGTTACTCATGTTCCTCCTGCTGCATTAATGTTTAAACATCACGGTAATCTACATTATATTAATTTCTATGGTAATATAAGACCATTATCTCGTTATCAAAGATTTAAAGATAGCATGAGAAGTCATTGGCGAGCTCTTAAAAAGTTTCAATTATTTGATGGGCTGCATGATCACAGCATGGATGGGTATGTAAGCAAATTAAAAAAGATTAAGGATGAAAATCAGGAGATTGTATAATGGAGAAACTTTCCTCTAAACAAAGAAGGAAAAAATCATTAAATGCAATTGAGCTGTTTACCCAACATCTTTTCGTTAATAATAAACGTCTATCTAAAACCATATCTATAGACATTAAATTTCATAAATTAGGTGGTGATACTTGGGGTATTTGCGATTACGATGAACATTACACAAATAGACCAAAAGAATTTACTATCTATATTGACAGAAGACTTGTCAGTGAAAAAGATGTAATAATGACAGTGGCACACGAGATGGTTCATGTTTGGCAATATGCAACTGGTAAATTTAAAGATTATGTTGGCAAACCAGCTCATCGTTACGATGATCATATATATGATGCCAATATGAGATATAGAGATATGCCTTGGGAAATTGAAGCCAGGCGTTTAGAACGAGTACTATTTAAGGTATGGAAAAACAATAAATATACTAAAATGGAACTAAAATGACTATTGAACCTAGTGGATCTCCTCTTTATTTAAGTGGTAACATTGCTGCTGAATTTACTGGTGGCACCGGAAAGAAAATGAGTAATTTTCAAAATACTACTTGGTATTTAGATGGTGTTTTAACTACAGGATCTTTCCCAACAACAAATCTTTCATTCAGTAGTTTTTATAGCAAAAGAGCAACTGACCCCGCAGGTGCAAGTTCAACAGTATATGGCCCAGGCGATTATACCTTTGTTGTGCCATTATATCGTAACAATATTACGTTCTATGCTTGGGGAGGAGGTGGTGGTTCTGGAGGTAGCGTTGCCGGTGGCACGGGCGATGCCACTACCGTTACGTTACCTAGCACTACATTATCTGCAGGAGGCGGTAGTGGTGGTGGTGGTGGAGGGCGCCGCTTGGTTGGTCCCGCAGGTTCTGGAGGTGCACAATCGGGCGGAACATTAGGTGAAAATGGTCAAAACGGCTCAGGTGCAATTAGAGGACCGGGCGGCAATGCAGGCGGAATGAGTTATGGTGGTGGAGCAGGTGGAGTTAATCCAGGCGCTAACTATACAGCTTATCCGGGTGGGGTTCCTGGCGGCGGTGGTAGTGGATGGTTTGGATATGATGGTTCTCCTGATCCTGGTTTTAGTGGCGGAGGCAGTGCAGGAGGCGCAGGATTTTCCGGAGTAAATTATAATACTAGTCAATTGTCACCCGGAACTAGTATTAATATTCATGTTGCAGGAGGCGGCGGATCTCCAAATAGCGGTCCAGGCGGTGCTGGACAAGTTAATATTTCATGGAGTTAAAAATGTTTTTTAAGAAATTTGAAAATAGTAATCCTGTTGGATATCTAATCACTGAAGAAAATCTTAGACATGTTCTGACCAATGTTGATTTTGATAAGAATCCGCCACCTAAGTTTTTTGAAAGTCTAGGATACGCTGTTGTTGTTCCAGGTACTAAACCAATATTAACTCCTTTTCAAATTGCAACAGAATTTGAAACTGAAAATGAAGATGGCACTTGGCAGCAAAATTGGCAAATAAGTGAACTTCCTGATGATGAGAAGAAAACAATTTTTGATAACAGATTAAAAGAAGTTACAGATTATCAAACACATCTATTAGACGTGTATGCAACTCAATTAAAAGATCCTACTGAACCACCATCTGAACTTATTATAATTCAAAAATGGATCGACGCAACTAAAGCAATGGATTTAACTGATCCATTTAATGTAATTTGGCCAACTGACGAATTGATTAGTAAATTATAATTGATTGATTTCAGTCAATGTTGTTGGATTTATCAGATCCAACACAAAATTAAAACTAACAATAGTCTTTCTAATATTATTGTTTATAACAGGCGCACGATGTATTGTATAGCTAGGAAACATTACAATGTCTCCCTCTGTTATGTCTAATGTAATTTTTTTATTCTGTTTGCTTGGTTCGATAATTTCTGTTTTTGGACTAGATTCATCTAACTCTAGATAATAAACACCTGTAAAATTACTGCCATGAGTATGCCACCCATGCGAGTCGCCATTAACATATTGTTGAAACCAAAATTCATCTATAATAGAACTCTGATACCCTAATGCTACTGCTAATTTATTTAGATAATCTTCAATATGCGGTTTAAGAAGTTTAACCCAAGGACGTGAAAAATTCTGTGCTTGACCCCAATCTAGCTTACTTACACTGTCTGAATAATAGTTGTCTTTCATAATTAATGTATCAGTTTTTGCATTATCTAACAAATTTAGTATAGGATGTTTTAACAGTTCATGGTTAGGAAGTTTTCCAATCGTATAAAACGATTCTAATAAAAACTTCCTAACCGGAATGTCAGTCATTTCTATAAAGTTCTCGAGGGTAGGGTTTATGATAATGATCTCCGCCTACAGCAAAGCTGCGAGCGATTTCAAAAGCATTTGGGTTACCGCTGCCAATCCAAGCTTCATGATCAAACCGCCAATGCCCGTGATTTTTAAATTGTGTGGCGTTGCTTCCCACTAGTTTATGTGGATGAATTAACGGCTGCAAGTTAGCAACATATTCGCTATTAGCCCACCAAAAGTTGCTGGAGTGGTGTGGCCATGGCTCAATGTCCCAATTTGGACCCGAAGTATCATGTGTTTGCAATGCTGCTACGTTGTCCTGCCAGCGTTCAATAACACACCAATTGAGCCACGCTTTCCAATCATCTACATTGGTATTCCCCCATCGAGTAAGTCCTTTAAGGTGAATATAGCAAATATGAAATGGTTCTTCTGAAGATTGAGCCCTGCCTTGCATATACATAAGACCAGGGTACTCAAATAATGAAGCATTATTATTAACATTAACTAATGATACTTGAGGATATTTTGTATCAATGAGAGATGCAAAAGTTTGGCTGCGTCCATTTCCCATTAGTATTACTTCTGATGCAGCTGCCATCAAGCCACTTTTTACCATACATTCAAACTGTTGATTATATACCTTATCCCAGTTTGCTAATTCGTTGATATTCCAGAATACTTTAACCTTTTTCATTGATGCCTATTTCTAATTGAGTGGTGGAGAATAAGAGAGTCGAACTCTTGATTGAAGCTTGCAAAGCTACCGTTATCCCGTTTAACTAATTCCCCATTTGACTTACTATATATCTTTTTATATTAACTACAAATAAATTTCTGTTGCCATTCTTTAATAAAAGGTTCTACTTCTAATTTCCATTTACTATGGTACATTTCATGATGATTTGGACACAATGGAATTAAATTTGATGGATTGTTATTTTTCTTATTTTCATCTATATGATGTATCGCTACTACTTTATCAAAACCACATATAACGCATTTTCTTTCATGATGTTGAAATGCGATTGTTGAATAATGAGTAGCATTTTTATTCCACCATTCTTGTCTATTATTAGCACAACTTCTAGAACAAAATCTTGCTTCTTCAAATTGTTTAGTATTTTTTCTACCAAAATAAACAAATTCTTTTTTACAAGCAACACATTGTTTAGTATGATCTATTTTAGGACCAAACTGTCTATCAATCTTTGCTGCTTGTTTTTGTTTATATTCTTCGGTATAATACTTGCCATTGTTCATTTGAGTAAATCCTTATCGCATTTATTTATGCAATAAGCGTGTTCTCTTATCACTTTGACTGAGCCGCCGCAATAATATTCTTGGTTCTACGACGTTCAATTTGACTGATGATATCATCACAGAATTCCATTTTGATATCAATATCAGCAGTAGTCATGCTGCTTTCAAGATTATCTCTTTCATCTTTAATCAATTGTATAACATACTTCATCTCTTTGTCAACAACTTCTGAATATTTCCATGCCTGAAATTCTTTAGCCAACGCAATCAACTGACGCACAACATAGATTAGACAACCCAGCAAGCCGATGTTTACGATCAACAGCCACATATCCATTACGGTGACAAATTTCATTAAATTTCTCCTACAAAAGTAGTTCTGGTAATCATATGCTTAATACAATAAGTTTCAATTCGACGCTCGATATACTCATCAAGCATAGTTTTGAACTCTAACTTAGCAGGAACTAGTCTTTCTTCTCGAATCTTATTCTGTTGTTTATAGTTACAATGCTTTTCTTCCTGCCACATATCATCCTGTGCATCGATCATCTTCTCTAAAGAATCAATAAGATCTTCAACAATTTCGCTGCTAGTTCTCACCGCGTTATCTCCTTAAGAATTTTAATATAACAGGTTTTAAAACAAAGTCAAATTATAGTCGTGAAAAAAGGTGCTACAATAAGCAGCACCTTTTCACTTAGTTTAGATTAGAACTTGTAGTTTACACCAAGTGTAACAACATTGTTGTTCTTAAACTGGCTGCTAGTTAGACCGTCAATATAACGATAACGAGCATCTAGCTCGATTGACTTGGCAAATTCATAACGAACGCCGCCGCCAATATTGTAAAGGGCGCGGTCCTTATTGTTACCTACAACCTTATCCCATGAACCCCAGCCATAACCAACACCTGCCAACAGGTATGGGCTTACACCAAACACTGGATACTGAACAATGGCATTACCAAATGCTGTTTCACCAGTCTTAGTAGTAGTTGGAGTTGTCTTAGTGTTATAATCGAAAGTTGCTTCTGTACGGATATGCTTACCCCATTCGTATCCAGCAAGACCGCCAAATACCTTAGGAGTAGTATCGTACTTAAGATTGGAAGTATTGACGAAGTTTCCACCGACAAAACCACCTGCGTACCATCCAGATAGGGCAAAAGCACTTGTTGAAACTGCTGGAGCAGCGGCTGCACTCTTGGATGGAAGATCAGCAGCGGCTGCTACTGATGCGCCTGCCACTAGGGCAAACAATGCTGTAAATAGTTTCTTCATTTCTCTTTCCTTTTGTTCTGCACTGACACACAATCGCATCAGCTGGGTTGTATTAAATAGATAGTGCTAAGTGTTTTGATGCACATCAACAACCGTCTATTATTTATCTATAATAACACTCGAAGTTTGAAAAGTCAACAGTTTTATGCTGACAGTAATGGTAATATCATTTCTTTAAATTTCTGTTTAAAACTATCATAGTTCCAAGCATTTTGCATTTCTGATACCTTTTCAGTGCCAATCTTAATTGCATCTTGCAAACTTGTCTGAGGATAGGGAGGAATATACTGATGAATGTGTCTAAAAGCAATATCATCACTAGTTAAAATTGGACGTCCGCTAATAAGTGCTTGATCAGCAGCACTGGATATTCCACTAGTCCCGCGAGCATACAGGAATACATTGAGCGTATTTTGGCCTAACCATTCTAGCAATTCTTGGTCACTAAAAAAATGTTCAGTGAGCTGAATTTCAATTCCAGGCTTAGCAACTGATGCACATTCGCCTAGAACTTCTCGTTTGGCAACTCCATTAACATCACCAAAATAAGATCCTGGCGCAAAGTTAAATCGAATTATAGCACGATCAAATTCTGCATTAACTGCACGAACAAGGTTGGTTAGGTTTCTTCCTGTACCTGCTAATCCAAAAGTTCCAATAACAGGAATTTCTTTTTCTTCATATGATTGGATATTAGCTTTGCCAAGTGGCCGCGGAAATGCGTGAAATATTGGATTAGGATAGACTAAAGTTGGGTCCATAATCATATATCCATGAAAATCATTGTGAGCTACACTAATATCAAGTGGACCAACAACAGGATTATTTGGAAATACCTCCATAATAAGTGCAAACTTCAAACCTGGCAGTTTGTGGAATTCTTCGCTGCGAACGTTTCCATGCTGCCTAACAGTGTACCAATGATAGTTAAAAATATAAGCATCATATGCAGCTAGTTCTACGCCGTTGTGTATAATCTTGCCTTCATGAAGAGCATGATTATCAAGTTCATTAACATTTGCATAGTCAACAGTATAACCTTCATCATTGCAAATAGCATTATAAGCTAATAATCCAAATTGATGAATGGAATCCGCACCAGGTTTAGAATTAATATATAGAAATTTATAACTCATATCATAGTCCTATCTTGTTAAACATTGTGCTAAAATCAGCCCATACTTGTTGATCATTATAATTGTTATAGAAAGTTTCCAATGGTGTTAATCCATTAGAAATAATATCACGTAGCGTAGTTTCTTCCACTAAGATACTTGGTGTTAGATTCCAACAATGTCTCATTTGATGACTACGTGTAACTGCAATAGGTCGTCTTGCAGCAAGTGCATAATCAATGCTACTGCTTAATCCGCTGCCATCTAGATAATCATAAAAGTAACAGTTGATGGTATTTTGTGACAGCCAGTTAACTGTTTCTTGATCAGTCATCCATCCTTCAGTTACTTCAATCTTAATTCCAGGTTTCTTAATAACAGCTTGTGCTTCTTGTATTCTGGCAACAGTTCTATGATGCGTAATTGCAGAGTAATTTGGTGGTTGAGGTTCATAAGCAAAATATGCTTCTGGAATATGAAAACGTATAATTGCGTTATCAAATTCATTTTGTACAGCTTCCACAATCTTAGGCAATCCTTTATGTGGCGCTGGGAAGCCCTGCCACCCAATAATTGGAATTTCCGATTCAACATGGGGAATTGTTGGCCCTTCGGGGATAATACGATTAACAACAAAACAATGATCATTGCCTACTAAAGTAGGATCAAATGCCATTAGATATTCCCATGTTGGATTACTACGTGGATTCCAACTATCAAATTCTGCCTGTGTACTATCATGTACAATGCGTATATTTTTAATATTTGGATAAAATTCTCGTGTACGAAGATGATTCATCCAAGTTGATGGACGATAATGATAATTGTATATAATAGCATCAGGTTGAAAAGTTCGAATCATTGACATTGCGTCTATTGGACTATCAGTATGCAACAATGCCACATCATAATCAGGATGCTGCTGAAGCTTCTTACCCCAAATAGTTCCAACTAAACTTACACCGCATCTTCCGCGATCTCCTTGATCAGGTGGAGTGAGCCATAATATTTTTGGTCTTGTCATTTTTAATTTCCTAATAATCTTTCTATCATTTTGCTATAATCATTCAATACACTG